CTAAATGGTACTAATATGATTTTAGAGTCTGTAGATATTCTTTCGTTATATATGACAGTTTGCGTTGCCCAGCTAGTGTTTAAGTCAAACACGCCTGTGTTATTAGTCTTACCATTGAGGATAAGATTGGTAACTTCTGCAATCTCACGAGTATCTGCATACTGTGGTTGTAGTCGTCTAAACTGCATTATCGACCACCTTGTGGTTTAACTTCTATATCTACTCCTACTGCGTTTGTCCAGTTACCTGTAGGACTGACAGATAGTCTATGATAACGACCTGCACTTCTTAAACTAGCACGACCTTCAGATGATGTTGTAGCAGATGCACCAAACTGAATGTTATCATCAAGTTCTCGTCTTGATGCTACTTTAACTGTTGCACTACCATTATCTATTTGTGGTCTAGCAAGTGTTACTACAGAGTTATATCCGAGTTCTAGGTCAGGTGTAATTAGTTCTGAATTGTATGTAGAACCTGTAAAGGTTACAATCTTAGTATCTTCTGCACCAGCAAATAAGAACTTACCACCAACCCATAATCGGTCATCGAGTGATGCAGGTATAGTTTCTATATTAGTATATCCTAGTACAGCTTCTAAACCTTCTAGCGTGTAACCAGTTGTACTAATACTACCGATTACAGTTGATGTTGTTAATGCTCTTGACCATTTATTCAGTTGCCAGTTGTAAATCAGAATACTACGACCACCGTCCACATTAGCATAGTTCCATACCACTAATTTTTTAATAGGGTCTACAGATGCTGACATAGAATCTAAATCAGTAATGTTTGCATCGTTAAAGAAATATCTATCCACTTTTTCTGTACCAATTCCTGTGACTGTTTGTCCATCACATTTGTAGAAACCGTCATCAGATAAAAAGAATGATGTTGCTCCGTACTGTGCAATACTGTTACCTTCTAAACAACCGAGTCCTCTTGAAATCGTATCGAACTGGAAGAATAATGGTGAACCTGCATAACTCATACGCACTATAGAACGCTCTAGGAATACCAATCCAATCTCGCCACCTGTAATCCCAGTAATGTTACCGCCATCTGGAATGAGCTGATAATCTGATTGTGATGTTGTTCCTGATACCCAATTTGTCTCGTCTGAAATATCTGACCATTGAACTTTGTTAGGATTTGTTCCTGCATCTAAATGTGCTGTTACTACAAAGTCACGAACTACGGTGACATATTTAGCAACAGGTGCATTAACATTTAAGTCTGCAAATGCAGATGAAACACCAATATTCCATACTTGTAATTTAGCTTCATTATTAGCACAAATAACTGCTTTACCAAACTGGGTAAACTGCCATTTATTAGTTCCTGTGTAACCACCAGATTTAGATACATCTGCTAACGCTAGTGTAGTTGCATTAAGTTTAAACAGTTTAGAGTTACCACCTGTAAAAATAGCAACTTCATCACCATATTTAGAACCAAATACAGCGTTTAAGTTTTCACTTGCAGAACCAGAGAATATTTCTATGCTAGGAAACGGTGCATAACCTATACTAGTAGGATATACATTTTTAGCATCTCGTAGTGATGTAATAGAGGGTTGGTCAGGTAACCATTCTTCAAATTGTATTCTAGTTGCCATATTAAAGTTTCATTATAAATGCAAGAGCATAGTAAGGAGGAAGGTTAGCATTAGTACCACTAGAACCTGTTGAATTTACGCTAATACCAGTTGTTGCTGAACTTGTTGTTCTGCTAGCTGGACTACTACCATATGGAAACCATGCTGTAAATGATGAACCAACATCTGGATTCTGATTAGAAGCATATAGGTCACTAATTGCATGAGAGTGACCAGAATCATTTACGCTATGAGTATGAGATACAACAATAGCATCTTTACTACCACCTGTTTGTGTTGCACTACCTGTGACATTAGTTTTAGCTACACCACCATCATCAGCATTTGCACCTACAATCATTCTGTTTCTTAAATCAGGTGTTCCACTTGTTCCATCACACAATGCCCAACCAGTAGGGATAGATGCAATGCTACCAGACCACATCATAATCATTCCTGCAAAGAAAGCATTGCCCCATGTTGGAGTATTACCTGAACCTGCTGATACTAATACTTGACCAGATGTTCCTGCACTGCCATCTAATGTAAATGCACCTGTTACTGCTAATGAATTAGATGAAGTTAATGTTCCAGTTACAGTTAAATTGTCTGCACTTGTTCCTGCTTGAAAGTCTTTAAGATGTGCCATAACCTCACGAATAGCATTGTTTATGCCTGATGGCGGACACCCTTCTGAAATATTAATACCATCAACATCGGTATTATTACTTGCAACTGCATCATATTCGGAAAGCTTTGTTTTTGCCATTTTTTATCCTTGTCTTAACCATGTGTTTGATTCAGGTGTATCTTCCACCCATATTTCATTACCAGCAGATACAGTAGACCATGTTTCACTTCCCACTGCACTATCTGACCATTCTTCACCTAGAACATAACCAATCGCAGTTATTGTTCCGTTAGAGTTTATTATTGCATCACCACTAAATGTAGCGTTTGCTAGACATTGTGCTAATGCTGTTGCGTTGATAGAACCATCTGCATCTGCAATTAATCCACCTAGACATGATACATCTGCATTACCATCTATACTTGCACTAGCTAATGCTTCACTAAATCCGTTAGCAGTCACACTTACATTAGAGAAGATAGAACCACTGGCGACTGCGAGAGAGAATCCTTCTGCATCAAACAGTGCGTAACCTGCAATAGCACCACTATTTGTTCTTATTCGTAAGTAGGTAATAGATGCACTTGCTGTGCCATTTATAATAGCAGGTGATGTACGCAATCTTGTAGCATCTATGGTAACAGCACTAGATGCGTTGATATTACCAACACCATTGAGTATAAGTATGGCATCAGATGTAATAGTTGCACTAGATGATATATCGCCACTAGATGTGCGTAATCTTACAGCAGTAGAGATAACTGTAGCATCAGCAGTAACACTAGCTTGTCCTAATAGGACTGCACCTGCAAGAGAACTAAATGGTGCTTGAGAAAATGCACTTATGCCAAACATTATGCGAGTTGTTCGTCTGTAGGTTTAGGTAGAGTAGGGTGATTCCATTCTTTGATATATGCACCCTTTCCGTCTCTATCATCTTGTAAAACAATTATAGTTTCAAAATCATCTTTAGTCACAGATGGATAAATTTGTATTATTTTATCTTTTAGTTCCATTATGCTGACCTCACTAAATGACCAGACATTACAGTATATCCTAATGTAGTATTTGAAAGAAATGTTCTATCTGCTGTAGAGTTATTTATATATCCATACAGTTCTACATAATCTGTTGAACCATTAAGATAAATAAGAGCTGAATCACTAAAAGGAGTATTACTACTTGTACCACTTCTATCTATTGTCCCATGCCATTCTACACTACCATTTTTATAAAAAGCTATTCTTGAAGTATCTCTTGATGTTCCAGCAAAAAATATAGCTGCATTAAATTGATAGTAACCAGCAACTGTTGGTGTAAAACGATAAGTTGATGTATCAAAACAACTATCAGTATCCCAATCTTCTGTATCTAATTCAACTTTAGTCCATGTAACATCAGCAACTCCTGTTTGGTCTGCACTTAATGTTGCTCTAAACGCTGGACCAGTATTAGCTGGAACATTTCCTGTTACAGATAAATCATTAGCAATGGCAATATTCCCACTACCATCTACTGTTAATATCGTGCTACCATCTTGCTCTATTGTAGAACCAGATGCTGTAGGTTTTATGGATATAGTCATTATGCTAATTCTTCCGCTGTTGGTTGAGTTTCAGTAGGGTGATTCCATTCTTTGATATAGTCACCTTTACCATCGCTATCATTTTGTAAAACGATTTTGCCTGTTGTAGGTGCAAAGTCGTCTGCTGTTAAGTTAGGTCTTACTGCTAAAATTTTATCGTATAATGTCATGTTTTTTCCTTATTAAGCTATACTGCTCTTGCTAAAAAACCATTAAAAGTTGTTAACGAAGAACCAACTTGAGAATTTACAGTACTTGTA